TTTTATGGGTAAATATTAAAGTATCATTTTTAATATTGAAAATTGCATTGTAATTTTTAGCCAATCTATTTAAAAAGTGTAAATCACTTTCATTACTTTGTGCTATTGAAAGAATAGATACATCATCAAAATCACTTTTTACTTTAAGATTGTTTCTACTAGCTATTTGTTGGCATATATCTTTTATAGATATTTTTTCATAGGTAATATCTCTTTTTTCTTTTAATATGCTGCTAAAATTTACACCAGTAGCACTTATTGTAAGTATATTGTTATCATTTCGTGTAGTAGTTTGAACTCTAAAAAGCCCACAATAAACCAAATCATCACCATATCCTAAATATAGCTTTAATTCATCTTTATATTGAGGTCGTGCAAACTCACCACCAACTTTTATAGTAAGTTCATCAGCATTATCATTTTCTTCATCTTTAAAAGTAATAGATATAAGCTCTTTTTGTAAAGTAGATGTTACATCTTTATCATTTGCTAGTAGTTTAAAATTTGGGTACTTTACCATAAGCTTTTAACCTCTTTTGTAGTTGCTTTTGGTAGTTCAAGAATTGGTAAATTTACTGTATCATTATCATCTAGTATTACTTTGGTTGCTAGATGTGGATTTGCTTCAAGAACTTTATCAAATATGATTAAAGTTTTATACTCTTTATAAACAATTTGGTCTAATCTATCACCTTGTTGGGCTATATATGTTTTCATATCGTTCTAAACCCATCACCTACAACTTGTAAAACCATTTTATAAGATTGTTTTATAAATGCACCATCTTTTAAAAAATTGCTTTTTTCTCTTTCAAGTCTAAAGATTAAAATAGTTTTTATAACATCATCAGTTACAAAAGTAACCGGTAGCTTTAACTTAGCCATAGTTTCAAATTCTAGTAATTGTTTTTGACTTTTTGCTATTAAAACACCATCAAGTTCAAGCCCCTCTTCATACATACCAGTAGCTTGGTATCCATCAAAATTACCTAGTCTATGATTTGTTTTAAAGTTGAAGTTTAAAGTGCTTTTGATTTTATCAATATTTGTATCATTTATTTCAAATTTAAAATCACCAATAAGTGCCAACACATTAAACTCCTACTTTATTTTGTAAGATTTTATTTAAAAAGGGGCTTTATTTAAAAGGGACAAAAATTATATTTTTTAAATATCTTTATCACTCAAACCTCTATCTGTATTTTTTTCATTCATTGCACCAACTATAGCCCTTTGAACATCTACAGTAGAAGATGGATTATTTACAACCACTTTTATATGGTTTGTTTGTTGTATCTCTTTTGGTTTATACTGAACCCTTGGCATAGGTGCATAGTTTAACTTTGGTGATGCTGTTCTTAGTTGTGGCTGCATTGGTTGTATATTTGGTTGTGCTGCTGCTACAAGTTGTGAACTTACAGCTGTAGCTACAGCCACTTTTTTCATAGTAGAACCCATTTTAAAGTTTGTATTATTTGCTGGTGTTTTTTCTTTTTTATCATCACTACCAAATTTAAACCAATTACTAGCTGTTTTTAAACCATCGCCAATACTACTAACTATACTTCCAGCTGTATCTTTTATCCCTTTGCCAATATTTGATACTTTATCTACTACAGTACCTACGGTTTTTGTTATCCATTCAAACTTACTAGCTATCCAATCAAAAAATGCTACAAATGGTTTTTTTAAATAATCTACAACACCATTAAAGGATATTTTAATTCTATTCCAAGCACTACTAAAGATATTTACTACTCCATCCCATAAACCAGCAAAAAAACCACTTATTGGTTGCCAATTATTTAAAATAATTCCTAAAGGTGTCCAACCTAAATAAGTTTTTATAAAATCAATAGTAGATGAAAATATAGATTTTATCCCATCCCACATATCACTAAAAAAGCCTTTTATAGCCCCCCAGTTCTTATAAATGATATAAGCAGTTGCACCAATAGCAGTTACAGCCAAACCTATAGGGTTCATTAAAAATATACGACCCACAAAAGCCATAGTAGAACCCAAAAAGCTAACAGCATCACTTACTACACCAAAAGCAGTAGCCAAAGCTGGTAAAGCCATTGTAACAGCTCCTACTGATATACCAATCACCCCAAATACAGTAAGTAACCCACCACCAACAGCTAAAACACTTGTAATAGTTTTTGTAAGTTCAGGGTTTGCTGTAGTCCATTTTTGTATCTTGGTAATAACTTCACCAATAATTTCACTAGCTTTAAGTGCTATTGGTGCAAAACTTTGACCTATAACAGCTGATAAGTTACCCATCTTTTGACCAAGTATATCAAACTCTTTACCTTTGTTTCTAGCTAGTGCCATTGCTTTTACATTGTCTAAAGTTGCATTTTGTAGTTGTTTTTGTGATTTTGTTAAATCATCTGTTTTATCTATCAAGGCATTTACTATTTTTACAGCTTCACTAGACCCAAAAGCCTTTTTAAGCTCTTGTTGCACTTTTAAAGACCCTAAATCATTACCGTATTTATCTTTTATCTTTTGTAGCACTTGAACCATAGGTAACATTTTACCCTCACTATCAGTAAAACTAAGACCTAGTTTATCTTGTGCTGAAGCAGCACCATCTAAAAATGCACGATAACCAGTTGCAGCTTCACTTGCACTATTAAAAGCCCCTTTTGCATTACCAATAATTGCTAATTCTTCACTAAGAGATACACCCATCTTTTTAGCTTGAGCTCCTATGTTTGAAATACCCAAAGTTAAATCGCTCCCATCAGTTCTAAATGCTTGAACAGCTTGGGCTATTTGTGCGGACATTCTATCACCAAATTCAAAATCAGTTTCATTAGCATTTTTAAAGATACCGTGTCCTAATGCAAATAATTTAGTCATTTCTTCAGTAGTTGATTTTGTTGCACTTGCAGTCATTGCTGATAATTTTGTAAATTGTGCTACACCCTCATCACTAAGACTGGCTATACCACTTTTTATATCGTATGAAGCTTTTATAAAATCAGGTGCTGTAGTTCCAGCAAATTGATTAGAAAACTCCATTGCGGCTTTTGTTATCTTTTTAATACCGCTATCATCAATACCAAGTGAAGCTATATCACCTTGTGCTTTTGCTACATCTTGATAACTTGTAAGTGCTGCACCAAGAGGGGTAGTTATTGCTGTTCCTAGTGCTAATGAAGCAGTACCAAGTTTGGTTATACCAGCCCCAAGTGCTTTTATTTTACCCTCTAATTTACCTACATTTTTACCAGCCCTACTTAGTGCCGGTGATAACATATCAGTAGCACTTAATACTACCCCTAGTGCTAACATCTTTTCCATAAAAGCCCTCTCTATTGTTATTTATGCTAAAATAAGCCTATGAAAAACTTTATCTATTATCTAAAATCTTTAATAGGATTATTTTTATTATCTTCTATTGTTGGTATAGCTATAGGTATTACTTTTGAAAATAATACCATTGCTATATATTCAACAACTACAATAATAATACTTGGGTTTATTGGTCTTGTTTGTTCGTTTCATTTGCCAACTCTACAAAACCCATAAAATCACTTACATACATTTCCATCATATCACTATAGCCAAAATGCAAGGTAGCACCAATTAGTGCCATACCTCGCATAATATCGCTATAGTTTATGACAAAAAACCCATCATTTCAGTTTGAAGTAGTTTATAATCACCAAGTGAAAATTCATCAAGCTCTTCTACAGTTAAACCAGTAAGATTAGCTATAAGGTTTACTTCTTTTTCTACTTCATTTGTAAAAGTAGATACTATCCTCATATCTCTTACTTTTGGTTCTCTTACTTCAATCTCTTTACCATTGCTAAGTTTTACTTTTGCCATTTTCTACCCCTTTATGATATATGGTTTCTTAAATCAGCTAACATATCTACACCATCAACTATAGCTATCATATTGATAGTATCAAATAAGCACCCTTGCTTACCGTCTATTTCCATAATGTATTTATTTGGCTTCATAGATACTTTTCGCTCTACACCTTTGTTTGCTTCCATATCACCATCATCTATATCTATACTACCTTGAAGAGTAGCTACAATAGATGTTCTTTTGCCATTTTGAAAAAAAGAACCCTTGATTGTGATATTTGTACCAAGACCAGTAGCACTACCAGCAGCTAATGTAGCAAATACTATAGGGCTATACTCACTAAGTGTAAATTCAGCTGATAACTCTTTGAATATTCCAGTATCAAGGTTTTGTTCAAATCCACCAGCTGTTCTAGTTTCTCTTAGTTGCTCTATCTTTGGTAAAGTAACTTTTTTGCTAGTTCCTAGATGACCTACACCATCTACAAAGATATTTATATCTGTTAAAGTTTGAGGCATTTTCATTTTTTACTCCTTACCCATTTATATAGTTTATTAAAGTGTCGCCCCAGTTATCAGAGTACACAAGTTCAATATTAAGCTCTCTAATGCTTGGCATATCTTGTACCAATACAGTTAGATAAAACTTACCAGCTGTTACAGTTGCTTTAGTGTTTTTTTCAGGGTCAAAGAACACATCAAAACCTACTATTACATTGTTACCTTTAAGTTCATTCATAAACTCAACTATAGACTTTTTCACCCATATTAATTGATCGGCTTCTCTATCTCTAGCCCATTTATTAGCTTTTAGTATTGCAGCTAATAAACGGTGGAATGTTCTTACACGGTCTAGTGATTGCCAAATAGGGTCAATATCAGTCGTTTCAAATCCGTAAGTTCTCCAACCAACATCTTTTAAAATCATAGCTACCGATTTTTGTCTTAATCTTCTAGCTTCACAATCACTACCATCAAGATATTCAATAACTCGTTCAGTTCCAGCTACACCTTTTGCTACTCTATTTGAGTGATTTTTAGCCCAACCAAAAGCAGTATTTCCATCGTGATAAGCAATAATCCCAGCCATCAAAGAACTAAATGGTATTAGCTTACCATCTGCATTATATCTACCAGTACC